TGAAGTAATGTCTTGGAGTAATGAGAACCACCTAAACTTACTAGGTGCTTTTATTAATGGTGATGGTCATCTACATCGTATCCATCAACACACCTCTTTAACATCTTGTTCTGAACAACTTGTTTATCAACTTCAAACACTTCTTGCAAACAATGGTATTTTCTCAAGACTTTCTAAGACTACTAGGGAAGGTAGAAAACCCGCATACACTTTAATTATTGGTAAAATCCAAGCGATTGCTCTTGCTGATTTTAGTGCTAAAGTTAGTTCTTCTAATGTTCATCATAATAGTAGCTTGAGAGCTTTTGATGATAAAATCCTATATAAAATAGACAATATCCAAGAGCATTCTTACGAGGGCTGGGTTTATGACCTAGAAGTTGAAGATGACCATTCTTATATTGTAAATGGTGTCGCTGTACATAATTGTTCGGTCGATTTTACTATTTGCACGAAGTGTGGGAATGTTGCTGCTGATGAGACTGAGATGTGTAAACACGTTAAGTATGAGAAGGGCAATATCTTCTTTGATGAGAAGGGGCATAAACACAGAGTCGCAGAACTATGTGGGCATAAGAGTGAGGGTGGGACTTGTGGTGTGACCTTTATAGAAGCGAGCTGGGTTGCTGTGCCAGCATTTAAGGGAGCGGTGGCTAGAAATACTTTGGAGATACCTGAGATTCCGGGCAAAGAAGTTATCAAGAAGGAAGACTTGAACCAAATCCCAGCGAAGTGGGTTGAGAAGGAAGATGCGAAAGCACCTTCTAGTCTATTCAACAACCCTAGCTTGAGTGTGTATCTTGAGTTGATGAAGCATTTACCTGCAGAGCAATTGATGAAGGCAGCGAGTTTGAAGAAAGCCTTAGATTTTGACTTTGGTGGGGATGAGGGTGGGGATGAGGATAAGGATAAAGATAAAGATAAGGGTGATGCAAAGAAGGGTTTATTGGATGACATTGAAGACCAAGTAATTTCCGTTATTAAGGAAAGAGTGAAGAAGAAAATCCAAGATGAGATTGAGGGGAACAAGAATAAGGAGATAGCAGAGGAGATTGAGCCTGAGCCTAAGAAGGAAGAAACGGACAAGAAGACAGACCACTTGAATGATAACATTATTAAAGAGGGTGGTTTGAGTAGGAAGCAACAGAAGGTAGCGACTTTGTATTTTAAGGCGTTAAAGACAGCTGTTGAGGTGGGGAAGACAGAAAAAGATAAAATAAATAACATTAAATTGGTTAATTCTCAATTTAATATTTATATCCCTTCGCATATCTATCGCATAGCTTCTGCTGTCGGTAAGGCAAGTTCTTACAGTGATTTGCATACTTTTATGAACGTGGTAGATGTTTATGCAAAAGGCAACGCATTATCTTTGACAGATAAGAAGAACCTTATTAGATTAGCTAAACTACTTTGTATCCAAAAGAAGTCGTAAACTTCAAGGAGAACCCTCATGTACCAAAGCAGACATTCTCGCCGTAAGGCAAATTCTGCCATCCCCGGCTATGACAGCGGGATGGAATTTTCACATCCAGCATCTTATGCACAAAAAGCAGTAGATGCTTATGGCTTTGACAGTGAATTTGGTGAAGGCGTCCGTAAAGGCCCTTACAAACAAACACCTCCACCAGCAAGCGTTGGTTGGATGCCAGATCACCCAGCAGCAACACAAGAAGTTATGGATTCCTATGCAGAAGGTCAATCATTGAAAGACCAAAACATGAAACTTGCTATGGAAAAGAAAGCTGCGAAGTGCATTGCATTAGCAGAAAACCGTCTTGGTCGTACTGCTTCTCAACGTTCAATCGAAAACTTAGCACTTCAATATATGGATTTACCAAACCGTGTATTAACAGCTAAATTGCACAATCTTCGTCAATCTGCAGACTTCATGGCTGAAGATTTAAGCATGGGCGAATCTTTTGGTAGTGATGATTTAATTGATGCTTTAAGTAAACTTGGCGAAGACATGGATGAAGATATGGGCATGACCCCAGCAGAAATCATGGCTGAAGAACTCGCACAAATGACCGCAGGTAAAAAAGCTGAAGACACCGTTCAACAAGCAACTGGTTATCAAGGTGAAGTTCATGCTTCTAAGTTAGCTGAAGAACTTGCAACTCTCGCAGAAGAAATTGCAACTCTTAAATCAGCAAACATGAAACTTGCTCGTGAAATGAAACGCCAAGCTAAATATAGTAACGGTGGTGAAGTTGTACAAGACGCAACAGGTTATGAAGGTGATGATGCGGGTGAACCAATCGTTACTTCTAACGAAAGTGCTGGCCCAACACCTAAATTAGCATCTGCTCGTAGAGGCAATGGTATTTTCCGTTTAGCATCTGCTATCGCTGACTATGTTGGCGAAGATGTAAGCACAGCTGAAATCATTTCCGCATTAGAAGCTGAAGAAGCTCAAAGCGATGCAATGATTAGTGCTTCTTACATGGCAGGTATGCAAGCAGGTAAAACCTCAGGCAAAATGTCTAGTCCATTCATGGCAGAAAGAATCGTTTCTGAAGATGCTCAAATGACCGCAGGCAAAATGTCAGGTAAGAAATCTGAACAAACAGTATCTGACAAATTAGCTGAAATTCTTGCTTCTCTCCAAGCTGAAGAAACCGAAGCTGAAGAACAAGTTAGCGAAGAAGAAAAGTCAGAAAACATGGCAGAACAAATCGCTGAATTGTTAGCAAGTAAATTAGCTGGCAAAATGGGCGGTAAGACAGCAAACCAAAATGACCCACGTGCTTTCTACAGCAAAAAAGCTGAAGTTGAAGTAGCTGAAGAAGTTGAAGTAGCTGAAGAAGAAGAAGCTGAAGAAGTTGAAAGCGATGACATCATGGGCTTGGACGAAATTGCTGATTCTATCGACCCCAAACTCGCTTCTATTTTCCGTCAAGCTGCTGACGTTGATGCTGATGAAGAAGAAGCTGAAGAAGAAGAAAAAACAGCAGGTAAAAAAGGTGGTAAAACCGCAGGCAAGACCTCCGGTAAGACCTCTGGTAAAACCTCTGGTAAGAAATCTGAAGAAGTAGACGCTGAAGAAGAAGAAGCTGAAGAAGAAGAAGTTAAATCTGCGGGTAAATCTGCAGGTAAGACCTCTGGTAAAACTTCTGGCAAGAAATCTGAAGAAGTTGATGCTGAAGAAGTAGAAGCTGAAGAAGAAGAAGCTGAAGAAGAAGAAAAAACAGCTGGTAAGAAAGGTGGCAAAAAAGCTTCTTTCTCTCCACGTCCAAAAGTTGCTTCAACAACCTCTTCTGTAAAGACCCTCGGTTCAATTAGCCGTACAGCTTCTGACAGCCGTGACTTAGCAAGCCTTTGGGAATCTGCTCCAGACGTAAGCAAGTATTTTAGATAATCTTTAGTGATGCGGGGGTCTGAAAGACCTTAGCATGACTGTAGATTAGAGTCCTATCTTTTAAGTTTTTTAGGAGGTAGGATAAAAAAAATGTGTTAAAGGCTATTAAGTTTTAATAGTTGTTTAATAAACCTCTGTATGTATGACAGAAAAGGGGATGACACTCATCCCAAGAACTTTAACCTTTCGCTCTCTTGATAAACAGAGAGTACGAGACACATAGGAGAATATCCATGGCTCTACTTGGACAAGCAAGCGGGAATTTCACCGAGAGCAATAGTGCTTTACGCATTATGCACGTCGGTGTTCGTAATACCGTTGGTCAGTTAACAGCTGACGCCTTCACACAAGTGAACCCCGTAAGTGGCAATGCTAACGTATCAACAGCTCCCGGCTTGTTGACAACCGTTTTTGGCGTACTTAGTGGTTCTGTTGCTTTCACCCGTCCTGACAGTGCTTTAGCTGGTGCTGTTGGTGGCCCAGCTAATGGTGCTGCTGAAGATCAAAACCAAAGAGCATTGGGATGTTTCATCAACAATGCTAATGGTAATGCTTACACCAATATCCCCGGTGTTGCTTCTAACAAAGGCCCATACGTATCTGCACAAGGTACTTATGGTAACCGTTTGTATGAAACACAAAACCAAGATACTGGTGATGATCTCACTTACCTTAGCGGTGATGAATTGTTTGCATCTATCAATGGTTTCTTGACCAATGTTGATGCTAATACCAATTGTCATGAAGCCGCTGTTGGTGCTAATGTAACTCTCATGGGTATCGTTAAGATTATCCCTGACTCACTCGCAAGCGAAATCGTTTTCGATCAACGTATCTAAGAAAGACGAGGAGAAATAAAATGACAGCAACAGTTGATAATGCAGTAAAGCAAAGAATCATTTCTGATTACATCAAGACCCCACAAGGCCGTGCTAAATTAGCCGCTTCTATGACACAACCCTTACGTCTTAGAAGAGATTATACCTCCGTTGGTCGTAAGACTTTCTTGGTAGAACAATTGCCAGACGGTGCTTTGCCAATCTATGACAAAGACCCAGATGTAACAGCTTATGTAGTCGGTGAAGAAGGCGAAAACATCCTCGCTATTACCAAACCACGTAGAGTGATTTTCCCTCTCTTTGAAATCGCTTCAAATCCTGAAATTCCTTTAACACAAATTAAGGAAAGACGTTTTGACCTTATCGAGAGAGCACAAGATTTAGCTAGAGCACAAATCCAAGCTGCTGAAGACGAAAGAGTATTTGCTATTCTTGACGCTTTAGCAACACAAGGTTTTGACTCATTAAATGGTCAAACCAATGCCGACATTCCTGTAGTTGCTCCTTTAAATGGTGCAGTATTGGCTGACGCATTTGCTGCTATCGAAAAGCATGACCTCCGTGTAGCACGTGTATTCATGAATGCTCGTGATTATGCTGACGTTAGAAAATTCGGTCGTGACATCTTGGACATCGAAAGCCAAGCCGCTTTGCTCAAGACCGGTCTTCAAGCTACTCTCTGGGGCTCACAAATCATTACTAGCCGTCTCGTACCAGCCGGCACAGTTTATGTTTGTTGCGAACCAGAAATGTTCGGTCGTATCCCAGTTCGTACTGAATTGACCGTTCTCTCCGCTGATGACCCTAAAGCTCGTACAATTGGTTTCAGTGTTTTTGAACAGATTGGCGTAGGGGCCTATAATCCACGTGGTTTAGTTCGTTTATCAGTAACTCGTTAATCGTTCTAAAACCTCGGTAGATACGAGGCGTTTTAAATTAAACCCGACTGAAAAGTCGGGTTTTTTTATATCTACTTTTTAAAAGGTTTTTCACACCGTTTTTTAAATAAATTTGCACCGAAGTGCAAAAAGGTGTATATTGGGGTATCTTTGATGTCAAAAGGAGACTTATGAGAAAGATACCATGTCCTATTAGTGGTGAAAGACTAAGCAGTCTTTACCTCGATAAGAAGTTAAATGATGAGGAAATTGCTCTC